GTGGTCTTCCAGTCCTTCAATTAGGCCTGATAAGATTCCGTTTGCAGACTCGTGACCGACTCTATCGGTTGCACTTGTCATGTCAGACGTGGAGATAAAATCCCCAATGGCATCATCATCCTTCTCAGCCGCTGCCTGTGAAAACCTCCACAGGCCTGCGGTGTCGGTAAGGCCAACAGATGCAGCCGGCAGCATCCCCACAAGGCTTGTAAGCCTATGGGCCGCTGGGCTTAGGAAGACGTTTAACCACGTCTCTCCCGCCGTAACCGGTCGTATCTTTAATCCGGGTTCAGTGATGATAGAGATTCTTCCCTTTGGGAAGGTCTCTGGATTGGAAGGGTCAAACCTTCTTTTCCAGTCGTCTCTATCGCCATAAGCCCAACATAGGAAGAGCGTTCCAAGCCGGGTGTCTATCCCGTTTGCGAATGCTACTTCCCCTAACCAACCTGGTACAAGTCCGTCCCCGAACTCTCCTTCAAGAGGAGTATCGAGGTAAGCACTTGACCACGTTGGGTTCGAACCCCATTCTTTTGGGGTTACTTTGTTACCAAACCTGTCGACGTAGTTTTCCCCTCGTAGGGTAAAATTTGCGTCAATAGGCAAAAGCATCCAGTTGCGAAATGGACCATTCTCCTTGAGAGCTGCCCATTTTCCTCCTTCTGCTCTGGTAAATTCCTGTGAACTACTACCCGTCAATGACGTGTGATAGTTTACAATGGTGTTTCTTATTCCGGGTTCTTTCTTTTCGGCATCATTGATGTGGAAATTGATATCATCCGCAATAAGTTTTCCTAGATTGTATGTCCCTTGGTAGACGGTCTGATCCCAGACTCGTTCGCCAGGTTCGATAAAATCTTGGTTCTTCCAGGCGTATTTAGGTACACGCCATTTGGGTCCTCTAACCGGTATTCGTTCGGTTACAGTACTCTCATGGGGTGGGGATAACATCCCTCGAATATATTCGATTACCTTCTTACTCCTTACTTTTCCCGATGCCGGTGGTAATATTCTGGTTTGGGACGTTGTCCCAACTATCCAGAGTTTATCCATCGGTTCCATCAGTTCAGGAAATTTCCCCTCGATTTGCTCATATATGAGAGATTGATCTTTAGTAAGATCCTTCTTCTTTACAGACCTTTCGAGTTGGTTTTCTCCTAATTCATTCCTGATTGCCCCAACGGTCGTTTTCCAGTCGTTCAGTACTGGATCTAGACCTTCCGCTAGTATTCTCTTAAATAGATGTTTTACTAGTGGTTGGAAGTCCGCTCCTGGCATTGCCGTATCTAACGTCACTGCTATAGAACGGATTGCGATCACTATACGGGAATCTCTCTGTGTACAAACGGATCTTATCCGTTCGAACACAGGGTATTCTCCTTTTAGGGAATAAGTCCGAATAAAATCCTTGATGATTTTCTTGGGCTCATCCTTAAATAAGTTCTTCAGTTTCTTATAAGAACCTTTCGAACTTTTAAATTTTAACAAAGACCATGGGGTTACCTGTCTAAGGTAAACCAATAGGCCTTTGAGTCCTGGCCGTGGACCCGTCCACTGCATAGGGCAAAGTGGGACTAAATCTATTAGTCCCAAAATGGCGCTATCAGCTTCAATTCGGG